TAGACGAAAACATCCGCGAGATCGCGAAGACGCTCGCGCCAATGAAGGGAGAACGTAAATGATATTCTCGGCAATCATTCCGCTCGACGACGTCGACGTCGAGATCATGGGAAAGTACAGCGGCCTGTCAATACGCGATGGCGAGGCGCACGTCCGCTTCAACCACCCGCACGACGAGAACCCTTGGTATCTCGACAGCATCGTGCTTGGCGGTGGGATAATCATCACGCTCGACGATGCTCGCGACCCGGTGAAGCACCCGGTGGTCAGCGCTATGTGGGCTTCGGCTCTGGCGAACATCGAGGATCAAGCAGACGAGATGGCAGAGCGCGGGAGCGACACATGGTAGAGGTGCGCAAAGATGGCGATGACGTGTTCCTCGTGATGAAGGACCACGCCCTCGCGGGGTGGTTCAAGTGGAGCGCCAGCCGAGGCCGCTGGAGGGCGTACACAGTTCGCGGCAGCGTCAGTATGCACACGCTGCGCTCTGACGCAGTGGATGCGATTGTTGGTTACACGGTAGAGGGTGAGTGATGGATATCGTTGAGCGGCTGCGGAACGGTTGCACATGTAATTTTGAATCAACACCGTGCGGGGCCGAGGAAGAATGTCAAACCGCATTTGATGGAGCAGACGAGATTGTGAGGTTGCGGGGAGTTCTTTTGACAGTACTGGAAGCCTGTGAAGACGTGAACAGCCCTGATCGGAAGGTACGCGAAGAAATTACAAGAACGGTTGGCAAGGCATTGAAGGAGAAAGAGTGATTATGATTACAACGACATTAAACAGAATACTCGAACACTATCAACGCTCGAACGAGTGGGCAAACCTACTCGCCGGACTTGGTAAAACAGCGCCGGACGATGAACCTTTACCGTTCACGACAATCCTTGCAATCAACGGGCTGGACGATGCGCTATGGTGCTGTCGCGCTGAACCTCAATACGCAAAAGAATGGCGGTTGTTGATGGTTGCGTATGCCCGACGGGTTGAGCATCTGAATACCAACCCTAACGTAAAAAATGCGATTGACGTTGCAGAGCGGCACGCAAATGGCGAAGCAACCAATGGAGAGTTACACGCCGCAAGAGCCAACGTATGGGCCGTAAGGGCTGCCGCAAGGGCCGCAAGGGATGCCGCAATGGCCGCAGGGAACGCAGCAAGGGCCGCCGCAGGGGACGAAGTATGGTTTGCCGCAAGGGCCGCAAGGGATGCTGCCGCTGGGGCCGCCGCAAGGGATGATTCCGCAAGGCCCACAAAGGATGCCATAAGGGCCGCATGGGAAGCCGAACGCAAGTGGCAAGAGCAAGAGTTCCTGCGGTGCGTTACAGAAACAGGAGCGAGTGATGGATATCGTTGAGCGGTTACGGCAACGGATTGGTCTTGTGAAGTTTGATAGCGATGCAATTGCTTTGCATGATGCCGCCAATACGATTGAGCAACTGCGAGGGCAAGTTGATTTTGAAAGGGAATGCCGCGAGGACACCTATGCCGATTTGGAAAAACAAGACGCCAAGATCGAGCGGTCGCAGAAAGCACTGCGGGAAATTTATGAAGTGTATGCGGGGTCTGAAGGAATACCTCAACCCATGACAGCAGCAGAAGGTTACCTGTTATCGCTTCTTATGGAAGTTGTGAGGATTGCACAAAACGCATTGGACAAAAAAGTGATGGATAATGCCACTAACAAGGTCAAGAGTTTGCAGGCGCAACTTAAATTTCTTCAGGATGATGATATGGGAAACATGAAAACCATCGATAATCTGTCGAAGATGGCGGCACGGTACCGCAAGGCGTTAGACAGGATATGTAATCTGCACAACAGCGGCGACGAATATAGCGAACGCGAAATTAACGACATGACATATGAGATCGTTGTCACCGCGATAGCAGGAACATTGTACGATAAAGGCCCACGCCTTGATGATCGTGGTGACAACTTGGATGGGAATTGAGTGATGGCTTCTCCGCAATTTGATTTACGGGATAAAACGATGCTGCCGATCAAAGAAGACGTTCCGACGGCGACCGAAATAAATTTTCGTCACACCCCCCTCAGCACGCATCGGGCGCTGTGTGAGAGGAATCGAAACTTTGACGGACGAAAAGAGCAATATGCCAACCAATATCCGCCGAAGCGTATTCGGTTCAGTAGGTCCGGTGTCCCTTTGGTGAAGGAGAAAGAGTGATGGCGATGTGTAGCTGCATATTGGGAATAGAACCCTGCGACTGCGAGCACTCGGCTGATCTGATCGACAGACTGAACAACGTGAAGACAGACGCCAACGGCTACTTCGTGATCGTAGATGCAGTCAATGCGATCACCAAACTGCGGACCAAGTTGAAAGAGATGTCCGAGGACATATGTCTACAGCGGGATGATGCGTGGGACGAGGGTTTTGCCTGCGGTCTCGATCATGTCCAGCGCCTAGATGATCGTGGTGATAAGTTGGACGGGAACTGAGCGATGATGCTCGACCCCGACTGCTTCATCTCCGTGATGCTGATCGCGTCGGCTGCGTGCATCGCCACAGCAATAACCATAATGGTTCAATCAATGATGAGGGACGACGATGATAACCTTTGACCTACCAGCGGCAGACTACCACGCGATAGACGCGCTCTCAGCGAGTGGCGCGAAGCTATTGCTGAAGTCACCGGCGCACTACTTAGCTGCGAAGGAGCACCAGCGCGATCCGACACCGGCTATGGCGTTCGGATCGCTCGTACACTCTCTGGTGCTTGAGCCGGACACGGTCGACGCTCTCTACATCGCGGCACCGAAGTTCGACAAGCGCACGACTGCCGGGAAGGCTGCGGCTGAGAAGTTTGACGCGACGGCAGGCGGCAGGACCGTCGTCGACATGGACCTATTCCAGAAGGCGCAGCGCGTCGGTGATTCCGTCCGCTCTCACCACCGCTACAGCGAGCTGTTAAAGGGCGCGAAGATTGAGGCGTCGATGTTCTGGGACCAGCACGGCGTGCCGTGCAAGGCCAGAGCAGACGCGCTGAACGGTTCCTCGATTATCGACATCAAGACGACGAGGGACGCATCGCCGGACGCATTTGCTCGCAGCGTCGCGACGTTCCAGTACCACTTGCAGGCGGCGCACTACCTTGATGGCTACAGCATCGCATCGGGCTTCATGGCAGAGCGCTTCGTGTTCCTCGCAGTCGAGACTGAGGCACCGTTCGCCGTCGGCGTGTACGTGCTCGACGCGGCGAGTATTGCGGGTGGCGCTGAGATGATGTCGCAGGCCGGACGCGCTTACCGGATCGCGCAGAACTCTACGGCTTGGAAGGGCTACTCGCCGGACATCGTCGAGATCGCTGTGCCAAGATACGCGATGCCTGTGGAGATGGGCTGACCGCGATCTGGACAGCATCGCATAAATCGGACAGATATACGTCAGGGAGAACACAATGACTGACACGATACACTTAATGGTGAGGATGATGGACGAGCGGCGCGTCGAGCGCGGCCTGTCGAAGCGCGACCTATCGCTCAAGGCGGGGCTGGCTCACGGCACGTTCTGGCACATCACCAAGAAGCCCGAGGGCATCACGCTGGGTACGGCCATCGCGCTGTGCGAGGTGCTGAACTTTACGCTGCAAGTCAGCGTCCTGCGCGACGTGTTCGGTGACGAGATCACTGACCGCGAGATCGGTGCTGCGGCATGATCATCGGGATTGACCCCGGCGCGTCGGGAGCCATCGCGGCGTTCAACGTGGAGACGGGCCACCTGTCCGTGATGGATATGCCTGTAATGGAAGTCATGCGCGGCAAGACGATGAAGCGCGAGCTGAACGCACCGCTGCTGGCGGGTATCTTTAACGAACTCGACGCCAACTTCAAGATTACGGCTGTGTTCCTCGAGAAGGTCGGCGCGATGCCGGGGCAGGGCGTCTCGTCGATGTTCGCCTTCGGTCGGAACGTCGGCACCATCGAGGGCATCATGGCCGCATTAGAGTGGCCCGTCAGCTACGTCACGCCGCAGGCATGGCAGAAGGCGGTTAGTGTCCGGCAGGGCAAGGACGGATCGCGCCTACGGGCTATCGAATTATTTCCGAGTTATGCACAGCTTTTCGCTCGCAAGAAGGATGACGGGCGGTCAGATGCCGCGCTGATCGCTTGGTACGGGGCAACACGATGACAACCACACAGCAGAGAACAGTGGCGGACGACGCCGGTGAACGGTTTGACCAGCGCCTATTCGATATACGTACATCCCTTCGCGTGCCTAAGCAGCTCGCGGCCATCATCAAGCTACTTCTCGCACGGGAGTTTGTGTCTCACGATACGATCCTGACCGTTGCGGAGGACTACGGTCGGTGTCCTGATCTCACGCCCGGTTACTCTCGGATTGTGATTTGGCGCGTGCGCCAGCGCCTTCCGCAAGGCGTCCGCATTGAGACGCTGGGACACGACGGCTACTACATGACCCGCGTGAGCAAGGCAATCTTACGCAACGCGATCAGCCACTAACCCTCTCGCGGCAGGGATACGCCGCGACCGGCACCACAGCGGGACTGCGGTATCATAGTACGACAGGAGAAACACGATGTTATCTTTTCCACAGAGCAGCTCGGGTCGTCCGTGGGCGCGTCTCGACGCACGCACGGGGCTGATGTTCATCTCGTCGCCGGAGGGTGACAAGCTGCCCGTCGACCTGAAGGGCAAGGCACTCGGCTTCGATATCGCAAATGCGAAGCAGGGTTGGCTTGCGGTCGGCACGGCAGGCGCTGACTGGCAGGACTTGCCCGATGGCGGCGGCTGGGGCAACCCGCCGAGCGCAGACCACAAGCCAGCCGTCGACATCGACATCTGGTGCAACGATCCGGCGTTTGGCGATGCCAAGCTGCGCACGTCTCGCGGCAACTCACGCGCCTTTACGCAGCTCGTACAGGAGATCGCGAAGAAGGTGGGCGACGTGCAGGGCGGTGCTGAAGCATCAAAGCGTGCGCTGCCGCTGATCAGGATCGACGCCGTGCGCATCGTGAAGGTCGGGCAGGGGACGTCTGTCTCGTTTGACTTTACGTTGGCTCAGATTGCTAATTGGGTTCCGCGTGCGGGTGCGGCTGAAGTGACTCCTAATTCAGCAGCGCCGGCTCCGCGGCCGATCGCGTCACTCGGTGGTGGTGGGGATAGCGCCGCAGAGTTCTAGACCGATCGAACAGACCGCCGGTGCGTCTGTGATGAGCGTACCGGCGGTCACTAAGAAACACGGGAGGGAGGCTACCGAGATGGGCAATGCAACCATGCAAGAACAATTAGGCAATCGCGATACCTACACCATGCAGCTCGCGTTCGCGGCTGGCGGTTACAAGGACGTGATCCTGACGCCGAAGACGTACTCGCTGCGGCAGCTCTCGGAGCGCTTGAGCCAAGTGCGTGTCGGGCCAAAGGATGGCGCGTACATGATCCGCGGTGGCGACCTGAGCATCACGAAGAGGGCCGACGAGAACCTCAAGTCAGCCGAGTTAATCATCCTCGATGGCGACAGCTCATTCGATCCCGAGACGGGAGAGATATCGCCCGGCGCTCCGTCGATCTACGCCACGCATGAGGCGCTGCGCGAGATGGGTATCGCTCACATCATCCACACAAGCCACAGCAATCGCGGCGAGGACGGCGTCGTATCGTTCTGGAAGTATCGCGTCGTGATACCGTGCCGCACGTCGTCAGCCGACGAGCTGCGCGATGGCGTCGAGTACCTGATAGCGCGGCTCCATGAGCGCGGCGTCTGGATCGCCGACGTATCGGAGAACTACCGCTGGAGCCAGCCGTGGTTCCTGCCGCGTGTCGCGACCGAGGAGGAGCGCAGCCGGTTCGTACACCGAGAGCACATCGAGGGCGAGATACTCGAGATCGCTGACGCGTCGCGCTGGGCGTGGGCGCGGAAGCAGAACGACATCGTCGAGGATACGGTGATCGTCGACGGCGTTGGCATCAAGACACACCCACCCGCGACGGCGTCCGTGATCTCGGACTTCAACTCGGCGCACGGCATCGGCTGGGTGCGCGATCAGCTCTCAAGGGCAGGCTATCGCTTCTCACACTTCGACAAGCGCAGGGGCGTGTACCGCTACACCAGACCGGGATCGGAGACGGGTGTCGCCGGTGTCGTCGTGTTTATGGGTAGCCGTGGCGATTGGTGCGTGTACTCGCACCACGGAGCTGCGGATCCGCTGTCGGGGAAGGTGAGCGATCCGTTCTCGCTATTGGCGACGCTGAATTTCGCTGGGGATAACTCGCAGGCATACCGGTCGATCGTGCCGCGTGAGCCAACGATCACGGAGCAGCTCGCCAGTCGTGCTGCGGCATCTGGCATTACGCAGGTGGAACAGGCGAAGCCCGAACCGCAAACGAATAAGGAACCGGCGGCAGATGCACAGATCACGCCGGAGCGCAAGTTGTTCGACATCGTACACTTCAGCGATCTGCGTGAGGAGCCGGTGCAGTGGCTGGTGCGTGACCTGATACCGGCGAGCGGGTTCGTGGCACTGTTCGGCAGGCCCGGCAGCTACAAGTCGTTCGTGGCCATGTACATCGCCAGCCAGATCGCGTCGGGCGGCAGCGTGTTCGGCAGGGAGGTCACGAGGGGCGGCGTGCTGTACGTGGCGGCGGAGGGTCAGGGCGGCATCTTCAAGCGCACGGTGGCTCTGATGCAGAAATACGAGATACCGCAGGAGGCCGAGTTCTACTTCCTGCGCCAGCCGCTGAACCTTCGCTCATCTCTCGCTGACCTCGACACGCTGACGGCATCTCTCGAAGCGAAGAACGTCAGGCCGTCGCTCATCATCCTCGACACGCTGGCGCGTAACTTCGGCAATGGCGAGGAGAACTCGGCGACCGACATGGGCGCCTTCATCAGCGTGATCGGTGAGATGCAGCGCAGGATCGGCTGCGCCGTCATGGTGGTCCACCACGCGGGTAAGGACGACACGAAGGGTATGCGTGGCTCGTCAGCTTTGCTCGGTGCCGTGGACGCGGAGCTGGAGTGCGTGCGGACATCTTCGAGCGATGACGTTCTGCGCACCGGCAAGATCACCACGACGAAGCAGAAGGATGGCGAGGACGGTGTCGAGCATCACTACAGCATGGCGGTGCGCTACGTCTCGCCGACCGACACGACGATCACGTCTCTCGTGATCGAGCCGATTGATGCGCCGGGCGGTGAGGGTGGTGCTGCATCTTCAGGCAGGAAGTCCCGCAACCGGTCGAGCCGCGTGCAGAGCGAGGCCGAGATGAGCTTCAGCATGGCGTTAAAGGAGGGCTCGGTTGTCGTGTCTGGCGTCGGGCCAATACCCGACGGGACGCGGTGCGTTCGTGAGGAGATGTGGCGCAACTACTTCACGCAGATCAGCGTCTCGGATCACGGTGACGCGCAGCGTAAGGCGTGGCAGAGGGCCAAGCAGGGGATGCGTGATAGCGGTCGCGTCGGCTTCTACTCGCCATACTTCTGGGAGATCGAGGAAGATTAGGGCGTGACATTTGAGTGTGACATATTGCGTGACAGTGTGACAATTACTGCATCTGCGATAGGACCGGTAGCGTGACATCTCACACACCCCCCTCTTTAGAGGGGGGGTGTAATGTCACACTGACGGGATCGGGACAATTAGATAGCGTGACACGTAGAGTTTGTGGAGAGGGAGAGAGAAGATGGAGACGACGATGACGATGAAGATGACGCAGACACCGGAGACGGGTGACGATAGGTTTGATGCTGCGGCGGTGCGTTGCTACTCGTGCCGGTATTGGCACCGGGTTGCTGATCTGGATGAGGCGGATCAGCGTGGCCAGATTCTTGGGCAGTGCCGCCGGAACGCTCCAGCAGTCGGGGATACCTCAATGCGGTGGCCTGACGCTTGGTCGAAGGAATGGTGCGGAGAGTACTGGGTGCTCGAGGAACTTGAGGGAGAGTGAAGATGAAGCCAGTTGCAGTTGTGCCGGTTGCGAGGATCGGCGTCGGGACGTGTGGGGAGTGTCGCTACTGGTTGAGGGATCAGGAGCAGGATGACAGTGGCGAGATCGTGGGGGAGTGCCGCAGATCGCCGCCGACGTTCACGGTCGTGTTCGTGCCGGAGGAGCCGACGCCGTTTGTCTCCGGCTCGAGCGATTGGCCGACGGTGGCGGATGATGCGTGGTGCGGTGAGTTCTCGCCGAAGTACGGGAGGCAGTGATGGGCAAAGATGCAGCCGCATCCCGGCGCGTCATCGTCGGCGATCAGGAGTACCATCTGGCGCAAGCCAGAGCGCGGGACGTGCAGTACGCTCTCGAGCCGCTCGACCGGACGGCGAAGGAGTTCGAGGGGAGGTGGGGCTGCGAGCGGCTCATCCGTCTCGTCGCGCCGGCGACAGCCGCGAAGGTCGGTGCCGTGCAGCGCCGCCTCGATGACGCCATCGCGATGAACAACGCGGAGGGCGTGGCTCGAGATGCGGCGATCATGCAGCGTGCGTGGAAG